AAACTAATAACGGTGCTGACGTATCAATTCCAGTATATGTGTCAATATCAATTAAATCCTGAACTCCATTAAGGAGATCAAGAGGATTACCATTAGTTTCTAAAAACCTATAATAATCTTTTACAAAATTTACAAAATTAGGATACTCTGAGGGCAAGTAAGAAGGAACTTGCCCAACAATGGAACTTGATACTTTTAAATCGTTAAACATGTTTAACTAGATACTGGAATTTGACCGACACCTGATGTTCTAGATGATGATGTTAATGCATCTAGGATTACGCTAACGTTAACGCCTGCTGGATCAATTGAAAGGTATAAATCTCTCAATGCCATGATATCATTGGACTTAGGAATTACCGAAACAGAAATATACCCAATATCACCAATTACAGAATTAATATTGATAGCATTAATATTTATTTCGCCTTTTTCATAGTTAATAGAACCTACATTCTTACTAAAGTATTTCTTAGTGGTTCCTTCATAACGGAAAATAGCAATTGTGTTAGTATTTTCTACTTTTTCTAAGTAAAATACGTAAGTTGAATTTTGACCAGTAATCTTAAACCCAGAAGAGATGATATCTGTGTTCTCAGAAATTCTATTTCCATAACATACCTCATATGAAGCAAACACGTTAGGAATTACTGGGAAATTCTTTCTTAAACGAACTCTTGTAATGTTTGATGTGATGCCTTTATCAGCATCATCAATACTACCAACTAATTTACTATATTTAAACTTACCATTGAATCTATTGAGGTCATTAGTTGCCCCAAACCCAACAATAGTGTTCTTGACTGCATTTTCAATCTCTTGCTGATTCTTTCTTGACTTATTGTTGTCATAATAGACAAACGAGTCAATATCAAGATACAGATATGATGGATCAATAACCTCAGGGATAACGGTGAGGATAGAATACTCTTTAATGTCTTTTTTAAGGTTTTGTTTTGCAGTTGTAGTAAGTGTTTCTGCCCCAAATGGTTTTGCAACGATGAATACCTTACCATATTGTGGAGGATCTGCTTCTTCACCACCAAATACTGATAATGACTCAAGATTAGGAGAAATTTCCCTAATCAAGGTCTCGTAATCTCTTACAGTAACTGCTCTTTTCTGTGCAGAGTAATAACGTGGTGCAAGATACTTGATAGAAGTAATATTTTCTGGATTGCCACCACCTGTAGATTCACTTACAAGGGTAATTGTTGGATTTGCTTGTGTAAAGATTTGACCAGCATACTGTAAAGTGCCAGTAAACGTAAATTCAGTACATTGGTTACCTTCTGTCTTGTTGGTTACCAAATATTCAATAAGAATGTTATCTAAATTCTTTAACTTTCTTCCAAATACACCATCACCAAAAATTAACTCAAACTGTTCGTTCTTATTCTCTTGAATAAAGTAAACCCTATCAGTAGAGTTGAGTTCTGTAATATTTTTTACACTAGTATATCTTTGTGGGATATTAAAGTCAACCTCATCAACAACTACATTCAATAAATCAATATCAGCATCTGCACTAGGAACAATAAACTTTTGTCTAGTTGATTCGTCAACAGTATACTGTAAATTTAAGAATGATCCTTGGTAAATTTCAAGATTATTAAAAGTAACTCTACGAACACCATTAGCATCCATGTATGCTTCTCTTGTAACGTCGTTTAAGACGCTAAAAACATAGGATCCGTCCCCATTGCTACCAATAAAGGAATTTCCCTTGTTCAGGGTCAATGCAGCGGTCTGTGGGTTAACGATAACATCAAGGGTAATGACTGCTTTTGATGCTTTTGCAGACCTTGGAGTATATCCAACCAGTTTTGCAAGAGAAACTACGTTCTCTCTAATAGATGCACTATCAAAAAATACTTCATTAGCAACTAAATTGGCATTCAAACCAGAATAGTAGGTATTATACGCCAAAAGATCGATCAGTTGGGAAAGAACTGATCCTTCAAAGTTATAGTCAGTAAAAGTTTCAGAAGAACGAAGGAATTCCCTCAAACTTTTTTTTACATCTTCAAAATCTAAATTAGTTACTTGATTAAACGCCATTATACTCTTTCTAGTACGAGATTAAGTGATTGCTGATTTAATGGAATTCCAACAATTTTATAGTTTACAGTGACCGCCAAAGAGTTATCATCAATATCTTCTAATACTTCAACATCAATAACTTCTACCCTAGGTTCATGTGCATTAAGAGCATCTTCAATACTCAGTGCAATGTCATCGACTAGGGTAGGGTCGAAGGTCTCAAATAGTGCTGAATTGATAGAAGCACCAAAAAATGGACGAAATGGTCTTTCACCCCTAACAGTCAGTACAATGTGTTTGACTGCTTGTTTAATAGCATCCTCATTCTTAATGGTTGGTAAGTCACCATTGATGGGATGCTTATTAAAATTAGGGTTCAGATCAACAAATTTTTTGGATATTGTTGCCATTAGAGCACCTGGTATACTTTATATATCAAGAATCTTTCAACCTTTCTACGAAGTTAACTTTGTTTTCTTCGTTTTTCGTTCTTCTTACCTTATTAAGGTAATAATCTGCCCTTGGATCTGTAATCAGAACCATACCTGACTTGCGAAAGTCATCACTTTGGTCTGGAATTGGGGAATTTGCCACAGTAACCTCTAAAAAACGGACATGGTAGAACTTTTTGGGAGGTTACCATCTCCAAATTATATTTATTCACCCTCTTCTTCGGGTGTTTTCCAGAAATAATCATTAGTATCACCTAATCTACCCCATCTAACACCATTCTCAACTTGGTAATACTTGGTAGACACCTTAAAATCTGGTACTTTTGGTTCCTGTGGAGTGATTGACAGGTCAAATATACGAATTCTGTTGTTAGGATACAGTGCAAACTGCCCATTTTCCAATTCAATGCAGTTATGGGACTTGTGTTCCTCTGGTGTTTCACTCACATTGGTGTTTGTAATGTCAACATCAGGGTGAAAGTTGTCCAATGTGAACAAATACTCACCACTAATTGCTCCATGGTTGCGTGTTTGACATACAAAATCCATAGAACCAATGAATTGCTTCTCAATACAACGGACTCCATAGTCCATACAATTCCAAAATTGGAGGTTAGGTAGGTCTAAGTCCTCTTCAGGCAGTTCAGGGCGACTCAGGAAGGCACTGATGGGCAGTTTATCGAACATTGCAGCATACTCTGGTAGGTATGTCTCAAAATAAAAAGCACGCCCAGGTATCGATTTTGCCGATACCCAGACGCCCTCTACAAATTCTCCGTGCCCGTCAACGTGATCCCTAAGGTATTCCTTACGAACCCAGACCTTTTGTGCTGGTAAGTTGACGACTAATTGACTCATTCTTCGTGATAGGTAGGTGGATGGAACGCACAGTACTCATTAAAGGTGATTTTCATCTCTTTGTTAGTGAGATTACAATACTTTGCTGCTTTTGGAAGATTCCATTTAGCACTCCAAAGCATTTCCATTGCTTTTCTGGTCTCTGGTCTCAACGTCCTTGACCTCTGTAACGCTTTTTCTTGTTATTACGAGAAGTTGCAGCGTATTTTGTGTTTTTGGACGACCCTTGACGAGTAGTTTTAGGTTTTCCAGGCATGAAAGAAGCGCCAGAAAGACCAATTTTGGACCGCATTGCCATAATTTGCGTTTTTTTACGTGAACAACAGTAGTATAAACGGAATTTTCCGCTTTGTCAAGTCAAAAAGTGCCTGCAAAGACGTTAAATGACCCCTGAGCGATGATATCTCCGCACCCAATCACATCTCCGATGCGTCCAGGCGGACGAAAATTGAAATACACGTTAACTGGACCCGATGCAATGGGTCTAACTGTGTGTGGAGGAGGACAATTTGCACAAGGACACGCATGAGGAGCGAATAAATCTCCTAAACGCCCTCCCAAAATGAAATTTACGAACACTGGGGGTGCAACACCCGTAGGTGCCATCAATGCCGTGGGTGGATAACAAATGTGCCCTGTAGATAGAGCACCAACGTATGTACAACCTCTCATGGGGATATCTTAGGAAATAAAGGATTACGACCTGTCTGACTATTTACCGCAGCAACAAACCTTGCTGAAGCAATATCTTTGTCATCATAGACGATTTGCTTAATAGGGAATGTACCAGCACCAATACCACAACTACTTGTGATGACTACTGTATATTCTACAATAATCATGAAATTAGGATCTGGGTAGTAGTGCTGCATATGATCAGTCGTTCCGATCTCTGCAATCATCCCAGTAGCAGGAGTACCTGCAATAGGAAGACCACCAATAGGATTCAGAAACGTACCTCTGGTCAAAGCAGAACCCTGATTAAGCGTTCCATACTGTGATGTATAACCAGAAGGTGATACAACAGGTGTAGGAAGGTGTGTAGGAGGAACTACGTCCCTTCTATACTTATATTCCTTATTAGGGAACAGATAGTCCGTATAGGTCCCTGTAACGGTCATAGTGATGGTTCCAGGGAATGTACAGGTCGCTGTTGCAACGCCAGTGCCTCCAGGTCCTGCACTTCCACTAGCACCACTAGTACTAACTAAACTAACAACAAGTCCAGGATCTCCAAAGTATGGAGCAGGTGCAACCACTGGTTTAAAATTAGTTACTGTAACCGTAAACGTCTCTGGAATAATCGGAGGTCCAGGACTACAAACAACCGCAGTCCAAACATTAGGAACCCATACAACGGGTTTCATTACAATGCTTGGTGTTGGTTGAATTGGTGTATAAACTGTAGGTATAGGCATTATTCTTTAACTCTCCTTGCCGTTGCTTGTCCTAGTAATTCTTGGAAACGTGCCGCACCAATCCTGTAGTCATTCATCACATATAGCGTAGTACTCCATGTTCCTGCACCAGCAGTAGTAACGGTCCCCTCTGGGGGAATATACCTATAACGCATACCAGTAGCATCAATAAAGAAACCAGTACCACTAGGTCCTACGTCTGTACCTCCACCACCTGCAACTGTACCTGGTGTACCACCTGATTCCACATAATACGTAGACCCACCATTGGTACAGTAAGACCCTGTAGGAATAGGTGTAAGTAGTGCCCATGGAATAGTCGTCAACGCAGGTATACTACTCGTTACCGTAAAGTTGAATACGATATCACGATGCCCTGCACGACTTAAACTACCATCAATTGGATTTGTGCCCGCTTCACGTTCTGTAATATCACTCTCAAATCCTAACAACGATACACCATTAGGAACTTCCTGACTCAGGTCATTTAAAGATCCACTATTGTTATCCTTATCAATACGATACGGTTCAAAATAATCATTAGGATCTGGTCCCCTCTCAGGAATAGGAATCTCAAAGTTTAGATGGTCAGGGTTTGCCGTAAACTCGGAATTTTTTTCGTAGTAATACTCCCAGGTTTCTTCAGGAAAGAGTTTTTTCCCAAATTCTCCGCCAAACTTAATGGTAATCGTCTGTGGTGCTGTGGCACTCATAGATACCGTCCCACTACTTGACGTGGCAACCACAGTAGTACCATCGCTACGCTCTAGTGTAACTGTGACATCATCGTCCAAATACGGAGCACTACTCGCAATATTTGGAACCATACTATTGAATGTTACTGTAAACGTCTCACTACGAACGACAGAAGCAGCAGCAACTACTGTACAACCATTCTTATACTCAATGCCAGACGCTGTAAGGATCTTACCATACGTATCAAATTGAATCCCTTCCAGGGTAATGTCAGTAACACGCTGCTGATTTAATGAAGGTTCTGGTACTTGATTACCATTCTCATCAAAACAACATCCCGTATACTCTCCATTTAAACTTTCTGTAAGATCCTCTGCCAAATATACAATACGATCTGTAGGATCAGAATAACTGTCCACATACCAGGTCTGCCCTGATGAGTCGCACGAATCTATCGATACCCCGTTCGGAACCTTCCACGTCTGTCTAAAGGTACTCCCAGGTAACAAATAATATCTTTTGTTCCTGTAGTTACTACTAGCAGTCGCAGTTCCTACATCGATATACGATAATGTATTCGTATCATACGTCCCCACAGGATAGCTGAGAGATACTGCAGTCCCTACCTCGTAATCGACATCGATATTGGAAGGTCCTGCACCGATACTCTCGGTCACTGGTCTATAGTTAGGCATCTAAATCCACGTCTTCCTTAAAGTTTAACATCCAAAAGTCCTCGGCACCCTCATAGTCCCTAAAATAAAATCGCTCGCCCTCTGGGGAATCTAAGATAAACTTATCAATCTTAGGTTCGTAAGCAATCGTTGGTTTCTCCATGTGAATGTCCTCATTGTAAATAAATTGCAAATAATCCTCGTAGTCCAGATCACTCCCATAATCCATTGCATCGCTGAACATGTTGGGATAATCGGCGCTCATAGTTCTATAGCATACCTTTTATATATCAACCCCTACGGCAATTTTTTACCCCGAAAAATTTTTTGATTTCGCGTAAACACAAGGTCGAAGTGATACTTTTGTAGGTTAGGAGGGACCCACGCATTTTAACCGTAGCGGCCAATATCAAATAAGGGCGCTAATCGCCCGAACTGGTTTTTACTTAGTGTCGGAGAGTTAGTGATACTTAGCAGGGGCACAGTTAGTGATACTTAGTGCCCCTACAGTTAGTGTTACTCTCAGTCCATAATTGGGAGCAGATGGCAATCCCTACGCTCTAGCAGGATAGTGTTAGCGAAGCGCCCCAAACTTACGAATGGGACTAATGCTAACAGCATGTGGCGTTTCTTACACTCATGCTGAGATTCGCTGCCTGATTTCCAATCACAATAGGCGGTGCCAGTTAGTGGATAGAACTCGATGCCGTCCAATGCACTACTAGGGCGTGAAACATAAAATCTCACGTTGCCTGTGATTTTCTCTAGGAAAGTGAACATTTGGAAAATGGAGAAAGTAAACAGAAAAGGGGAGGAGTTGCCTCCCCCCCGCATATTAGCATCAGATGGCGGACTTGCCAACGGATGCCCAGAAGGCGAGGCGCATGGTGCTCGCCTTGGTCACTTGCTCAGCAGAGCGTCCGTTTGCCATGGCAGCGGTCTGAAGACCTTTGCGGGTGATGTCGCTACGCTTAGCGGTGATCACGTTGCGTGCTGCTTGGAAGGACTCTTGCTTGGTCATGATGTTGTTTGTGTGAACTGTGTTTATTATAAGGGGTGAGGAGGAGGGGGGAAGGTCCTAGTGGACACTTCCCAGATTGTCACTCCTCAGGTCCGAAGGCGCACTCCAGGGAGAATGCCTCCAGGTCCTGGTCGTCATCCGTGAGGAACCAATCGGGCAGATCGGCGTCCTCAAGTTCCTGAGCATCGATCTGATCATACATCAGATCTTCGATCTGGAGATCCATCAGGTAGGCGTCAGAGACAGGCATGGTGTCGTGTTTGGTTGACTTCTTTAGTATAGGCGGGGCGGTGTCTATCCGCCGCGGCCAATGGACAGTTTCAGGATTGGCGCTGTTGTTCGATGAGGTCCATTCCTGAGCGGACGCCTTCGATCATATAGTCGCCATAGGCGGCACCCACGATGAGGGCGAAGACGACGATGAGGAGTGAGCGCATGGGGTTGGTTGCTGTTGTGCTTAGTATAGAGGCAGACGGGTCTGGATTCAGACCGCCGCGGCCACCTCGTCAGGTGTCACACGAACCCATGCCATCGGTTCGCCCTGGTGGGGGCAGCGCCAGATCACGGCATCCTCGCCGTAGGTTGCAGCGAGACGGTAGGCGTGGTTGATGTCGGTTGCCCAGTCGCACCCCCACTGGTCGAACTTGCCGAAGGATGCTGGTTGGACTGCGAAATCTGCTGTTGCCATGGTTGGTTGTGTTGCTTGGTCTTATTATAGGGGACAGGGTGATCAGTGGCGATCACTGATGTTCCAGTATCCCCACTGTCCATCGTCGGCGGGTTCCAGACCCTGACGGATACGCTCACGGCGTGCTGCCTCTGCTTTGAGTGTGGCGATGTAGGATGCCATGACCTGCTGGCAGAGGTCATCCTTAGCGGCGGTGTCGTTCACGAGGAACATGCCGTTGTGGACTGGTTTGAGTGGTTTGTTGTTCATGCCCTTATTATAGGGGAGGGGGGAAGCAGTGGGGGGTGCCGTGTGCCACTAGTTGGACTGTCACACAAAAAGTGACAGAAACCAAATCACACTAATGTATATCAACTGCCACCCTCCTAGTATAATCAGGAGGGCAACAATTAGGGTGATGATTTCTGTCACTTAACGACGCCATTCACACGCCGATGTGTAACCCATGTGATTGCTTGAATTTGTGCTGCACTATACTTAGTGCCCTCTAGGTTGTTGATAGTAACTGCTGCTTGCTTGTAAGCATCAGAAACTGTTTTGTAGAGTTTGTTGCTGATAGCGGGAACCTCATTGAGTGAAGTGTACATACCACGCCAAATGTTAAAGGCGTGACCATCAACAGTGATCTCATCACACTGCCCGTCAGTAAGTATACCACGGAAGAATGCGATGGTTTTGTTACCCTTAAGGATGGCACAAATGTTCTCGGAGGAGTCAATCTCACACTCAAGAATAGTGATTGCCTTATCCTTATTGCTGCCGAATGTGCAGACCTTAGGATAATCATAACCCATGCAATATGCATGGATGATGTTCTCAGCATCGAGAATGTTGCGGTCCCACTTGTTATTGGGGGACAGTGCAGATACAACGCCCACAACTTGAGATAGGGGCAGTTTGTATTTGTCACTCAATGCAACACAGATTTGGTGAGCATTGTTGTACCAAACCGTACCCTCTTGAGTATCAACAGGCGTTGCCTGCATGTACATTGCGAGGATGTTTTTGATGTCCATGGTGGGTGTGTTGCTCATGTGTTTATTATAGGGGGTCACTGCCACCCTGACGACTCATCAGGGACAGTTTCCACACTGTCACACTCACCCGCCTCAATGAAGCACGCCAGCACGAGGTCACACAATTCCTCGTCTACATGCTCGGGCAGGTCGTTAGCATCACGCCAGCAACAGAGGGTCTCCTGCAGTTGCTCACGTAGGAAGACCAATTGGGTTTCGTTCATGGGGTTGTTTGCCATGGACACAGTATAACCACAGGGGGGTGAATCGTGCCATCCCCCCTGTGCCACCTCTTAAAATGTCACAAGATCGGTTGCCATTTCAACAGAGGGTTCCTCTGTAACGAAATCATACTCTTGGGTGTTAGTATCTCCCCAACCGAGTTTCCAACACTGCCAACCCTTATCTGGGGTGAAAAGATAACACCATTCCTCGCCACAATCACCAGACAAAAACTCATCAAACGTGGTCATCTTTGGCGGGGCGTCCTCACCTCGCTCTGAATAATACAGGGGAGCAGATGTTTCTTTGACTGGAGAATACACCCAGTTGTCATCAGCGTCCCGAATATATTCAACCGCTCGGTATACTTGACCGTCATCATCTGTCTTCAGAATGATTTGCTTAAGCGGTGCAGATTCCCAGGTGTGGGTGCTATCAAGTGACGACATATCGCCGCCGTTGATAAGATCGTGGACGAGTTCGGGAGTGTTAAACTTCTCGACAAGTTTGCGTCCATTGTGTTGAATATAACCATCATAATGGCAATAGACAGACACAACTTGGTCACCGATTGCGATGCCGATTCGTGAACGAGTTCCCATGTGATTTGTTTGAACTGAATTCAATATAA